GAACCGGTGTTACCAGACGTTAAGCCAGTGCTACCGGAGGGTGTCCCAGAAGCGTCTCTAACAAACTTACCGTTGGCGGTGCTAGTACCTACAGTTGACCAAGAAACAGCTTCGTAATCGTCTTGTATGTCGTCGGTGTTAGATAACTTACTGTTATCTGAAGAAGCATTTGTTTCAAACCCCTGACTGATACTAAAATCAGTAAAGGAATTACCGCCAATGTTAAAATCATCAAGCTGTATGTCGCCTGTAAAAGACGTTCCAGATTGATAAAGAATGACAAGACGAGCGTTAAGACCGATAAATTCAGATATATCGGCCGTTTGCTCTGTATACGTCGCGCTATTTTGCGCGGGGACAGATATTAGAGGCGCGGTGACCTTAGACACACTAACGCCTCCTTATACAGTGTTTTACTCGACTCTAATAATCGCGGAAGTAGAGTTGGCTGTTGGGAAAACGATTGTAAATGTTCCAGACGTTGAAGTTTTATCCGCAGTAAAATCAAGAACAACTACAGAAGGATCTCCGGCTGCGGTGTCGTTATAAATCAATGCGCCACGAGCAGTAATGGTTGCTGTGGTGAACGAAAGATCAGCAAAATCTGTGAACGCTTTTGTCCCAGAAGTTGTCACACCGACCTTTGATAACGTACCGCCGCCCGCGGTATACGATCCAGATGCACCTACTTCGTTAGTTGCGGTGTATGCGGTTGTGGCCGCAGTAAAAGAAGCACTGTTTGTATACAAAGCTAACTTAAACGCGTTTCCGTCTGTCGCAAAATTATGCACACCGCTCATAAGTTCGCCTTTGAAGGACGTACACATGAAGTTTCCGGTAAATGCCATATCATATTCTCCTCAGTTGATCGGCAAGTTCAGGTTGACCTGCCTTACGGAGGTCTGCACATAGTGTAGCACGATCTTGCTTAATGCCCATTCTAATATACTGAGTCACAACTGCAAGCATTTGCTCTCTAAATGCACGAGCTTGAGCCTGAATGAGTGGATGAGCATTGTCCCCCACCTTGATCAAACGCTCTACGCACATTTCGGCTACTTCCTCTGGGGTATGCCCCCTCCCGTTAGTAGTTTTTACAAAGGGCGTTAAAGTTTCCGCCACATTAAGTTTCATATCAAACATGTTTAACCTCTATACAACAGCCCAACACCATCTTTGGGTTCTGGGGGATTTGTTACCTCAGATAAGGGGACAATTTTAAGCATTCCCTCGTCAAAAGATACATGCGGTGGGTCATCAAGTCTATGATAACCATACAGTTTTTGTTCCGGGGGTACGTTGGTGTCCATAAAACCCGACTCGGGTGCAACCGACAAGGTAACCCCTTTAGATGTTAAAATTCCGCACCAAAATTCACAACAAGCTCGCCCAGCTTCAGCATAGTGTATTTGACTGGCATATGAAAAATCCACGCCAAAAATGTGAACCTCTTTGACTTCTTGATAAACGGCATACGCCAGTGCATATGCCGCGGTGTTGTTGAAGTAACACAGGCCGGTGTCCTTGATTACTTCAGAAATGGGGTACTTTTCTACCGAGGGACACCGAGTGTCTTCAGTACAACTGTAAATAGGAAACTCTTGTTTTTGAGTAATAACTTTTGAAACAACGCCTGTTTGAGTTCCTGCAACGTCATCGTCTAAGAAACGAGACGGAGGATCCATCATGAACATGCGGTCTGTTTTATAGATTCCCGCGGTGGCGTTAATAGTCCACACCTCGTCGTATTCTTCAGAATGAGCTAAAGAAATAGCAAAATTAAGTTGTGAACGACCCATTGCAACAAGGGCAATTTTTGCACCCTTTAGTTTTTCGTGCTTCATTTTTACCTCTGACGTTTTTTTTTATTGCTTCGGTCTTACGATACGACCAACTTGATACTCTTGAGTAGTTTCTTCCGCTTCACCGAGTAGTTTCAAACCGTTTATCCCCTCAACAAAGCGTTGTGTGTAATTTTGAATTAAATCGTTTTCGCCCTTCATGAAGGTATAAGCTTCAATTAAAGAGCCGTACAACAAAGAGACGCTGGCGTTTTCGGAAAGCCACGTCGTCCCGTTTTCGCTACCTGATGTCAAGCTTGCAGGGCGGTAGAAGTAATGTAACTCCACGGAATAACCACTATCTGGAGTGGGGCCGATAACAAAATTATTAACGTCAAAGACAGCGTAAAACCTTGGACTCCCTTCTGTGCTGGAATTTGGATTAAATTCCTGAACAAAATTAACGTCTTTAAAAAGAAGGAATTGTTTATTGCCTGAGGCGTCAACATACGACAAAGAAAACGGTGACAGAAAATCTGAAGGAGTAGCCAAGTATTGATTAGAAGCAGTGAAAGAGGCGGAGACGTTTTTACGGAATAAATTTAATTGAACCGTTTTTAAGATTCTTTCTTCTGCTACCCGAATAAAAATGGGGAGGTTTGCTACAAAAGTAGTCTCGTCATTTTCGGTGTAGTCTTGAATTGCTTGTTTCAGTTGAGCATATGTAAAACTCATGTTATCGATACCGTTACCGTTCCAACTCGACCCACGGCCCTGGGTCCTTCAATAGGTAATCCAACCAGATCAGTGTATAGGAAAACTTTTAATGTTTCAGCCCTATCTGGACGAGGATTCCGCAATGCCTGCGGATCTGGCGAGGACTTTGGCGACTCAAGCTGCGGGTGCTTCGGCTCATACTCATCTGGACCCACAATTAAACCGTTCCATTCTTTCTTCATATCGCGTAAGCGATAGCGAAAGCCGGAGCGATCCGAGATGCCAAAAGCATATTTCCCAGAAGCATAACGGCTCATGCGCTTAGAACCTTATGTACTGAATATCAGGCTGTAGCTTTAAAGCTACACGATCTTCATCTTCGTCCGACGCACGCTGGAATTCTTCTTCATAAATCGCTTTCAACAGCTGCACGCGCGCCGGCGCTTTCTTGACCGCTAAGTAATACGCAAGACCAGCAACCATGCACGGCAAAAACCGGAACGGCACATCAGTCGTGTCCTTCATCGTATCCGCATCTTCGATCCGCGTAATGTAGTAATACACCAACTGGTCTGTGTTGCTGTCCGGCGTCGGCCACAACGTCACTTCAGGACTCGTCTGCCGGTTAAAATAAAACTGCGACGGTCTGCCAGTCGTCGTCTTGTTCGGAATGTTCAAGTACTCGCCACGCCCAATCCGGTCCACCTCGAAATCGGTCCCAGACCTGCGAAGCGCCACTTCTAAAATGTCCGTCATCGGTGATGCAAGGCCATTCGCCGAAGTGTATGTCGCCGTACCAGAGGTCAGCGTTAAAGTCGCCTGTTTTACCGTCCACAAGTTTATCCCACGGTTCGCCCATTCGGAGAACATGATATTGAGTGATCGACGTGCGGACTTCGCATCGTAGCCAGTGCGGACTTCAAGTCCGCACCTCTCATAGGCCTCTTCGATGATATCCGCTACGTCAAGATCAAAGTCTCTTGATCCTGAAGTCGCCATTTATACCATCCGTTCCTTACGCATCATCGGGCGCATGCCGCCAGAAGACATAGGCTGATTACGCATTCCAGCCATCTTGGCTGCCAAATCACGGCCCATGGTCATAGCTTGTTGAGGAGTCATGCTGTCCACCATGCCACCCTTCTGGTAGCCCTTCTTCTTCTTGCCTACCATGCCACCGTCCATATAACCCATGGCCATTGCCTTACGTGGGCTGACCATTCCGCCGTCCATGTAGCCTGTCTTTTTACCACCACAACCTGCCATCATTTTTTCCTCTTTAAGGATTTAACACGTTTTGGTTTGCCAGCTGGCTGGCCTAACCGTTTCTTCTCACTGATTCTACTCCGCTTCTCAGCTGCCGTCATTTCTGACGTTGTTTTCGGAGTTTTGCTAGATACTCTTTTACTTGGCCGACAATATGGCGTACCACGTCGCTCACCTTCTTGTCGTCCGCAAGCTTTGCCGGTGCGTACATCTTTCCAGTCCTCTTTGAACCATCGTTTAAGGGCCGCGCCCTTTTCCGTCTTACGAACAGCCATCAGTATGACTTCGCTTTCTTACCAGAAGATTTCTTTTTGCCGCCAGTGCCCCAATTCTTGGCACCCACCTTACGACACTTAGCAATCGCGCCACTCGCATAGGCGCTCGGAAAAACTTTGTATCTGGCTTTTACTTTTTGATAACACGCATCTTTGGCCACGTTCTTGCTCCCCGGTGCCTTCGTTACCTGCTTTGCTGTCTGGGCTCGACTAATTGCCATTACATAAACCGCTCTGCAATTGCAAGACCAACAATCAATCCTACCAATCCCCACAACCGAATATCCAATCGGTCTAGTGTTTTTCTTTGGTCATCCAGACGCTCTTCTATACGCTGGTACCGTAAATCACACTTCTCTTCATGATGTGCGAGCTTTTCTAGTACATCTTCCGGCTTCACGTCAACACCTCCACCGTTTGCGAGCCTGACAAATTCGCTTATCTGGTGTCTTGGTGCAGTCAATGTTGTGCATCTTCTTTTGGCCTTCGGACCGGGCGCAAAATGACTTCCGCCGTTTTGCACGAGATTTCGACGGGCTCTTCTCCGTAACAGCTGTTTGGAGCTTGCTCCCCGGGTTTTTGCTACGATACGCACGAACTCCCGCCTCCGTCATTCCAGCGCCGGACTTTGTTGGTCGGAAATTCTTTTTGTTACGCGCCGGCATCGATGATTTCTTACGTTCGGCCATTATAAAGGCCCCTGTTCTTTGATTAAAACAATTTGGAAATACGAGGATACGTCGTTGTTGTTACCCTTACCCGCTGCAGTGGCTGTAATGCACTGTCCCACGGTAATTTTAATTGGATACGTAAAGTCATACCACGCGACACCGTCTGCGAGCGTTGTGATCGCAGCAGTGCGGGAAATCCCGTCCGTGCCACGTAGTTTCAACTTTCCAATAATATATTGACCGGGTGTTGTAGTCCCTGTAGTCAGTTTTCCTTTGACTAAGTAGCCCGTGAAACCCGTCGGGCAAGTCCAATGGCCTACCAAAGACAGGTTATCGCCTACACCAATGGCACTATACGGTACCGCTGGTACGCCAGAAGTAACTGTGCCAGTACCCGCATAGATTGTTCCAGCGTTTACACCACCAGATCCAACAGTAAGAACGGTCATTCGCTCAATAGCGTCATACGCCTTAACGGTATTGACTTCTGTTTGCCCGTTTAACGTGACAATTTCTTCAGCATAACCACCGTTCCCGTTGATTCCCAAAACTTGAATAGTGCGCGCACCCGTTCCAGCAGCGGCGTCGTCTGCACTGGAAGAACTGATTTTCATGATTGTGGGAGAGGCGGGATGGCCAAGAATAGCGCCAGGGAGGGGCCAAATCGTTGCTTCGACATTGTTGTCTACGTCCGGATTATGGCCAAAAACGTGAATAACGCTGTGGCCCGGGATTTGACCCCGGGCCAGTTGCAGTTCAAATGGCTCCGATGTTCCGACCTGCGATATTGAGCGAATGTCGTAAACAGCCATTTTAATTACCTACGCGTGAAAGAGTGTCATGTTTGTGAAGACTTCGTTTGTACCGCCCGTGTAAGCAATGTACGCGCCATCTTCAAACATGATTCCTTCGCCAGGAATTGATACATCCCGTTCTGCGGTGACAGAACCAACTGTGCCAAGTTTTAACTTGATTGTGCCAGTTGGGCTACCAGACAAAAAGGTGACGATGCCCGCAGTTGCTGCATTCACGATAAACGCGCCCTTTAACCGAGCCCGCTCACGGAAAATAACGTCGGCTGCGTCTGCTGACATCCCGACTGTGATTGCTCCAGCAGTATCGGCGTCAACATTTACGACTGTGACAGTTTTAAAGTACTTCGTACCTGTGACAGTGGTTGCAGGTCCTGCGATTGTCTCAGTCTGTGCGTCGCCGTTTACGTCCGTTCCAGTAATGACAAAAGTGCGAGCACTGTCATCTGATGCACTTGCAATCGTAATTAAACGGCCTGCGTTAAAGGACGCAACACCACCAGACGCTTGCGCACCATTGATCGTAAGATTCTGTGATCCACCAGCGGCGGGGGTCTGCGACTGGCAAACCCCGTCCGCGTCTGCGGTTGTTGTATCCGCAGTCAGGTGGACTGATCTAACATCAGATCCAGCCATGACTTATCTCCTTACGCGATTGTTGCAAGCGGTGAAGTCAATGTTTCCGCTTTCCAAGTTGAATTTGTACCATCATCAGAAATACAAGTCAGCTTGACGCGAGAGTTCACAACAGTGCTGTTTGGAAGGGTCAATGTGTCACCAGTAACGTCTGAAGCAGGGTTAGCTGCAACACCGCCCAACAACGTCAAAGCACCGAAGAAGTTTGAAACGCCTGCGCCTGGTAATACAAAAGTGACTGTCTTCGCGGCACCCACTGCTGTGGTTACGATGAACTCGTATGTTGTTCCAACGTTGGCAGTGCTCAAGGCGGGCATGTTAACAACGATGTCGTCTGTGCCATCAACCTCAAAGATTGTGCCGGACTGCGCTGTAGTTAACGTAGTTGTGACGGCTGCGCCAGTGTTAAGTGTCGCATTGTCTACTGTTACACGGAAATTAGGACGCACGTCATAGGTTGCTTCGACTGTAGTTGCACCACTGGTGCTGTCTTTTGTGATGAATTGAAACCCATTTTCGGAACGGACGGGACCGCTGAAAGTTGTATTAGCCATGTCATTCTCCTGTCGTGGCTAGTGTCGAACACGGTATGTGTTCGTCAGAAGTTCCTTTGAGTATACAGATAAAAAAGAGGGGCGCATAGCGCCCCTTTCAATAGGAGTGGTCGAGTGAGGGATTCTCGACCCGCTAATCAAACCACAATAAAAAAGGGGGCACAAGGCCCCCTTTCCAGTAGTTTTTAAACTACTTATGCTGCGCCAGGAGATCCGAACACACAGCGTGGATCCGAGAATCCGAAGCTGTAACGCTCACGAGCTTTGAAACGCATGTTGCCTGTGTCGAAGTCCGCTTCCATGTTAGTTGACAACGGAGTCCGCTCGAAGTGGACAAATCCACGAGGAGCATCTGTCAACACGAAGAACGCATCAGGGTCTGTTAAGAAGTCGTTGACAGCATAGCCGTCAGGCAACATACCCATTGAACGAATCGCGTTGATGTCGTTGTCCGCTGTACCGACGCGGAGGTTAGAGACCAACAGACGCTCTGCAACGAACTGAAGCTGACGTGGAACGATCAGCTTAGTGCCGCGCAAAGCAACCTTCAGACCACGCTCGTCAACGAAACCAGCAATGCTGATTAGCGCATCTTCGAGTGAAGTCTCATTCAGGTCAGCAGCAGTTGTTGGCTCGTTCTGGAAAGCTCCACCATTTGTTAATGGATGGTCTGTCGCACAAAGTGCTTTTCCGTCACCGCCAGCAAACTGTCCAGCCGTAAACGCATTGTTTAGGATGGATGCAGCTTTAACCTGCTTGGTGTGTGCCATTGAACGGGCAAGAGCACGAGTGTAGCGAGATCCAAGACGATCATAAAGATTGTCTTCGATTGCTTCTTCAGTGATCGAGAATGCCAATGCAACGGTCTCGTGGTTGTAACGTGCTGTGTATGCTTCTTGTGCATCGTCAAAGCTGATGGCAGAACCTTCAGACTTAGTCGGTGCAGCACCGAAGCCAGATAACATTACTTCTTCTTCAAACGCACGGTCTGAAGATTCAGTAGTGAAGATCTCAGCGTGTTGATTTTCGTACCGAGAGTACTCCATGCCGAAGAGGGCATTGAGTCCCGGCTCCAACTCTTTCGCTAATTGAGCGCGAGAAATAGCCATTTTTCAGCCCCCTTATACACCAGTAGTACTAACAGTGCCCTGAACGATAGAACCGTTTGGAGCATTGAAGTGGTTGTTGATACGCACGATCAACGGAATTCCAGCTACGGTGAAATCTGAGTTTTCTGGATCGTCCAAAATACCGATGATACGCAGAGCATGAGCTGCTGTCGTAGCTACGGTGTTCAGATCTGCTGTTGCAGAAGAAATGCCGGTTGAATCTGTACCAGAGTTTCCGGTCGCCAACTGAATGTTTGAGAATACCGCAGTGCGGACCTCTGCTTCAGTATCAAACCCTGCTACTACGTTAGACGTAGCAATAGTAAACAACTGGTTAGGATTGTCGTACACGAAAGCTTTGACGGGGAAATTAGAATCCGCGCCAGAGCCAGGCCAATAGTTTGAGAAAACTATTTCACCATTGGTTGAACTGACATATTCGCATCCGTTAAACACACCCAAGATAGAAACGGTACCACCCGCGGCTGCCTGAAGGTCGTCGATAACGCCATCAGAAGTCGGGATAACTGCCATACCCTTGTAAATCTTGTTGGTGTTTGAAGCGGAAATACGATACTCAGTCACACCAGTGGAGTTGGTTGCTGAACCCAGCACGCCATACGGACGAAGTCCGAACGCTCCATTTGTGTTTGCCATGAGTCTTTACCTCTTAAAACTACTCAACGTCGCCTTTGCGACCACCAAAACTAACCCGACTTTGCCGACTACTATGCATTGGCATTGAAGGGTGTTGTTCTTTCATCATGTCTTGGTCAACAGCAGTCATTTGCTCGCGGGTCCGGCCCCCGTAATACGCGGATCTTTCTTGTGCTGTTTCTGCAGGAATCCGGCAGAGCATTAAGCCCCCCTGACCAATTACACCTGCATGTTTGCCCTCGTCAATAATCGGGTACTGGTATTCCGGATACTCATCAGCTCGGACAGGTTCCCATCCTTCCCGTAAACGGGTATGGACGTTCATCTTGTCATCCTCGCCTCGGATCATAGTCCGGATCCAACGATGTACATAACCTGCGGGGGCAGGTGGAGATTCCAACCGATTCGGTGGAGCCCACGGTTTTCTGCGCGATTCAGTTTCGCGAGTCTTAATAGCGCGCGGTGCGCGTGTGTTTTCTTCAGTCATATCAGTTCTCCTCAATCCTTCACGTATTTCGCGTATTCTTCAAGCGGAACATTAAGCTTTCTTGCCATAGCCACTTGAGATGGACTGAGCTTGACTGTTCTGCGCCCTGATGTCTTCTTGCGGGAAGCCGAAGTATCAGCAGAGGCGACCTGACTACTTCTCCCATTTTTTTGACCAGCGAACTTGTGCGGAAACTCCGAAACCATTCGACGGTCAA